CATCTTTTGCATTAAGTATTATCTCATATCCTACGACATTTGATACAATACTATTCCAAAATTTACCTGTATCATACAAAGCTATCTCGTTATTTTTACTCACAACTTTACCACCACTTCTAGCTTTCCTTTTTAGCGTTGATGGTTTATAATAGCCTAAAAATATATCCTCCGAATCATACCCTGTCTTTAATTGGTCTTTGTTGAGTTGTTCAATAAACTCTTGCAACTCATTTGCGGTTTCTAATAGCAGGTTTGGTAGATTTAGGCTTAATAACTTTAGTTTCTCTGACAACTCCTTCGCTCCTATCATGGTTAATTTTGTTGTAAAGTTCGGTTAGGATAACGTCTATCTCCTCTATGGTTTTACTAGGGAGTAGAGCCAACTTAAATGATACTGGCAATGACAATAACTCATCTAATGTGTTATTGAAAAGTAGGGGAGAAAGTTCCCCCCTACCTATCTTAATACCTACACTCATTATGCAGTAGTTGTAGCTGTTACTTGATTGCTCTCAAAACAAGCTCCTGAACCACCACCTAGAGGTGTTGTCAAGGCTTCTAGTACAAGAGGTGCGGCTAACTTAACTTTACAAGCTCCTACAAATGCAGTTGCTAGAACAACATTACCACTTGAAACTGTAACACCTGTTATTGTAACTGGAGAGCCGTCAGATACTTTTGTTACTACCCATGCACCTGTTTGAACAATTGCCGTAGCAAAAGTCTCAGCAATGTTAAGACGAGATAGTTTCTCTTTGGCTGTTACTGTAATAATACCACTTCCGCCTACTGCTGTAAGTTCAACTTCTAGTACACCCTTGAAGTTGTCCTCTACTGCATATCCATCAGGTAACACAATACCTTTCATAGTTGTAAGGTCATTGATGTTCTTGAATCCAATTGTCAACTTATTTTCAGTCAATGTTCCACCACCATTCCCAAATTTTGGCAAGTTAGCATGGAAATTACAAGGTATAGGATATAATCCTAAAGCCCCTTCTTTACCACCGATGAAAGTTTCGTCAACAATAAAGCAAGCCTTACCTTGTACCTCATTCATTTTTCTTAACTCTTCGGTAAACCCTATACCATAGTTAAGATACTTAGCCTCAGCCATGAATGGATATTCTTGAACACCTTCTTCCAATCCAAAAGCAGTCTGTTTTGACTCAGGAGCTTTTGTGTTGTCTGTAGCTTCCGAAAATGGAATAAATACGAATCTATTCAAAGGATTAGCATCTAAAGATAAATCACGTAGATAATCCAAAGCACCATCTACTGTTGCCAAATTAGCAGTAGGGATATAACCACCTTGTCTGCCAATAAAAATACCACGCAAAGATTTAATCTTTAGCGCACATGATGGAATACCACCATTTACATACTTGTCATTGCAAGTTACTTCGTTTAAAATTGTAGCCATATTAACAATTTGTTTTTAATTTGATTTTTAAGTTTTTTATCTCTATTGCATCTACATAGTCACTGAATAAGTTGCCTGATACTCCGTCATCATCTAAATTACCATAAAAGAAATGCTCTTTTATATTAATTTCTGTTTTCTCATCTATCATTCCCAAAACTCTTAAGCTGTCTAAAAACATATTGCTTAACGGTCTAAGTATAGTTCTAAATGATTGAACCTCTCTGATGTCCGATGTAAGATTAGGTAAACTACTTGTAGCTATTATTATTTGCCCCAAAGTAGCATATCCTAAATCTCCAACTATCTTAATGTCTATGGTAGGTGAATTAAGGAATATCAAAGGGAATCTGTCTTTTTGGTCTTTGAATTGCACCATTATATCAACAAACTCTCTATAAGTACTCCTATGGAAAAATAAATTAGTTGGGTTTGATGAAGTAAATGAATTTTGTAATACGAAATCAGCTCCATCATAGCTATATATTTCATCTCCAATAAGATACTCTACATTCACATCCCCAGTAGAAGGTAAGGAATCATAACATTCTATTGCCTTAGTAGGGAACAGAACTCTTCCTTTTGTCCTATCTATTACTGGTGATAGTTGCTTTGTTATAGAATCTAATTGAATCATACAAGTCTATTAATGTAATCTAAAATTCCGTAATCTTTAGCCCAATTATCTCTAGGATATTCAATGTCGTCTATCTCGTAAACATCTGAATTTTCATCCAACCACTCTACTATCTCTAAATTTAAGTCAGCCATATCATTCCAAACCTCTACTTGACGTATCAATGGTGATACGTTTATTAGATTGTCGGACTTGGCTATCGCTATACCTACATCAGTCATCTTAGTAGGGTCAATATAGAAATAGTAAACATAATTAGCAACTGGACTGATTTTATTGGCAGAATCATATATCTTATCCCTTAAATCAATCCACTTTTGCTCAATAGGGTCATCATTTAAACCAGCAAGAAAGGCATCTCTCAAATCCTTACCTAATAATTCTTTTAGAAACTGCAACTCACGAGTAGCTATTGTATTTAGTACCTGTTCTTTTTTCTTAGTATCTAACAATTTACTAACACCAACGCCTGATGCTTCCGCAAAAGGGATATGCAATGGCTCGTAAGCAAAATATGTTTCGTCTAGTATCATTTCCTTTGTCTGCCTCTTTGTGGTTTAACGTATAATGATTCACTATCAATAGGGATAGTGGTTTGGACTTCTATTTTATCTTCATTTCCTTTAATAGGTTTATCTGATATGATGCCTCGTTGCAATAGATTATTAGCTATTGTTTCAACAGCAACATCTACCTCTTCACCTATTGTAGAGAATTTACCTCTCCCTTTTCCTGTTGTATAATAAATCATACTCAATCTATTAATAGATAGCAATGTTTCCATTGCTATCTAATTAGTTATTATTAAGGTTTGTCAATATCTGCTATTGCCGCATCAATGTCAGAACATTTCAATACCGCAACTTTATCCAAATCTCTTACAAGAACTTGGTAACGACCAATCAATTGTGCAGATTGTGTGTCGTTAAAGTTATCGTTAGCGAAAATCTTTCCTGCATTGAATTTCCAAGAGCGTTTAGTTCTCAATTCTACTACGTTATTGTCATAAACCAAACAAGTGTTTTCTGTAATAACTTTGTTTTGAGATACTCTTAGACCTGCAATGATTGAATTTCCGAAAACGTCTGTTTTCATAATTGGTTGACCTGTAGTATCTTTCATTTCAGACATCACAAAGTAATCAATTGGATTCATCACTAAGTCAGTAGCTACATAAGCACCATCGGCAGTGTTGATAGTTTGAGCCATAGCCTTGATAACATTAGCAATATTTGCTTTAGCTATTTTTGCAGTGTATGGTGTAGTATCAAATTCTGTAGCGTAAACGTCTTTCAAACCTTTGATGTGTTGTTTGCCTGCTGGAGCTAAACCATCACCAACATAAATTTCACTGTCTAACTTAACATCTACAGCAATCTTCATTTGCTCTACCAATCTATTTGCAAAATCAGGTAGTCCCTCAAATGTTTCCTCAGTTACTGTTTGCCATGCGTGGAACTTAGCATAAGGCATAGTTTTTTCTACTGCTACGGCAGTATCACCATTTGCGTTACCAGCACCCTCACCAACATAGTTAGCATTTGATGTGTAAGTCCCCTCTACATAAGCAAAAGTATCTTTACCTGTTGCCTCTGATACTTGACGTAATTTACCAACAAATGCCAAAGGACGTGTTGGAGCAAATTGTACCATTGAGTCGATGTTTGTACGTGCCAAAGACCCTGTATAGTCAGTAGTAGCAACAGATTTCACTTCAAAAGAAATGTTTTTGCCTGATGCAATAGCAGACTTTAACTCAGGGATGTTGTTGATACCAGCTTTTTGCAATCCTTCAACAATTTGGTCTTGTACTGACTTAACCTCTACTTTGTTTTGGTTTGCATTAGCTTTAATATCTAAAATGTCGGCTTGCAATGCCTCAAACTTACCTTTGTATTCTGCATACTCTACTGACTTAGTGTCCAAAGATTTAACTTCGTCAACTAAAGCATTGTGATTTTGAGCTAGTTCAAGCTCTTTACCTTCCAATCCTGAAAGGTCATACTTTTTTACTTCCATGTTATAAAAATTTTAATTTGTTAATATCTAATTTGTCGTTTTTTGTCTCTTCAACTATTGTCGGCTCTACAACTCTATGTGATTCAATCGGCATAGATTGTATGAGTGATTTAAGTTTAAGCAACTCAAACTTCTTATTCCTATTTTGTTCTATGGCAAACATCTTTTCTACCAACTCAATAATAGAATCTCTATGTTCAATAGACTTCATCCCAGTTATTACAGTCATGTCATTACAAGCTATTGTAACTAATGACACCTCCCATAATTTTGCCTCTATTATTGTTCTTATATTTGTTATCTCATTATACATTGACTTGATAGTATTGTAGCCTATTGACATCTCTCTCAATATACCCTCTCTTATCTTTGTCTTAATGTCATCCTCCGCATCAGATATGCGAACTTTTACATACAATCCTTTGTCATCCTCTTTTATCTCCTCTATCTTCCCTATTGGATTATATATGTCATGCTGATAGCAAAAAGCAATACGACCCTCATTCTCTTTCAAGGTCTTAGTAAAAGCTCCTTTTTGGATAATATCACCTGCATTATCTTCATTTCCAAACCATGCGCCATAGCCCTCAATGACTAACTCATTGTTTTCTTCTTCTGATATGTTGTCAATCGAAACCGATTTGAACTCCAATTGTGGTTTTCTATTATCTTCCATAGTATATTTATTCTAAATCTAACTTTATACGTGCTTCTTCCATACTCATAAGCCCATTTGTAACCAACGGTACAACGGCATTGCTCATTTGTTGGAATGCCACTGATTCTTGTAGCTTAGCTTCTTGATAAAAATCTAAATGTGAGAAGTCAGGGCTTATATTGTAATTTACGTCTTTTATTCCTCGCATGATTTTCCATTCACTCAAATAGTATTCAAGTGTAGGTATAGCACCTTGTGTATATGATTCTTTCCTCGCTTCAGGAACTGTCTTAAATCGTGCCGATTCTATCCCAAACAACTCAGATGGTATGTTAAAAGCCGTACATACTGCCTTCTTTGATTCTTTTATAATATCAGGAAATATCATCTCTTGCATATCGGCTGAAATCTTACTTACCTTAGCATCCAACGATGTTACCAAATTCTTATTTTGCTGCCTGCGTAATCCGAAATTCTTTAACTTCTCGTAGAAACTCTCTTTCTCCTTTTGCGTAGCACTCAAAGACATCATGTTGGCATCCTTTACACCCATACCTATAACATTCAATGCACCTCTGTTAGCGTACATCTCAGTCAGTGTCTCCCACAAAGTAACGTATGTTGTAACGACCTCTGATAAGCTCTCTAGCCTACTGCCTCCAAAAAATGAATAATTATCACTTGCCAACACAACATCAGAGAAAATATGTACCTCGTTTGGTTTTAAGGTATAAGAAGATGCTCCTGTATTAACAATATAATAATCGACATTCCACTCACTGTATATGTCAGTGCCTATCTTATATATTGGCTGTACAAATTTAGTAGGTATAACATAGTAAAACTCCTCACCTCCCGACTTAATAATCCTAACATATCCAACACCATGTAACTTCACCTGTGAATCTAACTTCTTGAAAAATATGTTGAAATCCTCTTTAAGATTTGGACGTTTAAGTTTAGCCAACTCTGCATCTATCGCCCTACTCTTTACAGTCTTACCTGTAACTGGGTCTAAAGCCCACAACTTCAAATTAGCAATGTGAGATGCTCCAACACCTATCACGGAACGAACAATGTCACATTCCTTGTAAGCTCGCTCCCTCCCATAAACAGTAGAGCAGTCAATGAAGTATTTATCGTGCGACAACAAATTCTTACCATCTGTTGTCAACTCAATACCATTGGCACTGCCTTTCGCTAATTTTATATGATATAAACTCATATTTTAGTATTAATATGCAAATATAATTACAAATAAACCAAAAACAAACTTTTTCGCATAAAAAAATTATCATTTATGCAATTTATCCGATATTCCACCCAAAACAGCATAACGCAATTGGTCAAAATAATGATTGAAAGCATCAATAGGTATGTTGGTAGTATTACCCTCAACTATCTTATAAACATAATTCTGTATCTCAGTCTCTAAATTCACATTGTGAACAAAATGCAAGTCAAAACCGTTTATAATATCCAAGCCATAGCCAACACTCTTCTTCCTTACCTTGACAAAATTCCAATTGTGACCATCACGCATAGCAAACTCATTCAAAGCTATAACATACTCCTCATCATTCCTGTTCTTATCCGCACTGTCACAAAATATCCACATCTCATCTTTCTTGCCACCGTTACAAGCCATCCTCCTCTGCTCCTCTATCTTTAAACCGACACTAACTAAATTATAACAATCTTTAGGTGTAGGTGTTGGCTCATAACTCAATAACTCGCCATACAACTTGTTATCAACCCTCCCACAACGACCCAAGACAGTAGGGTCATTACTAAACCCAAAGTCAATACCCAAACTAACCTCGTCAAAACCATCGGCAGGGAAACTATCTATCCATTTGTAATCCTTTATGATAGCACCATCTTCAGGACAACGCTCTCCTTGACCATAGACCAACCAAAACCGCTTGTTGATAGTCCCATTCTGAAAATTCCTCTCGTTCCTAGGACGCTCACTCTCTATGCTCTTCCAACAATTGTTCTCTTCATCCCAATCGCTAAAATCCCACGGACATTTACTCAATAAGTCAGCCAACACTACTTCAGGTATATACTTGTTGTTCCGCCATGTCGTCTTTGTGAAAAAAACATTAAACCTATTCTCCCACTTAAATATCCAATGATAACTAAATCTTGGATTCCAGTCAAAAATTGCCAACTTCTTACAACGTAACAACAACTTCTCTACAACAGCCTCGTTCTGCTCATCCATAATCTCATTGTAGAAGATTATATCACATTCGTTCTTCTCACTCAACTCCTCAACACCTCTAAAGTATATCTTGTTCCCCCATAAAGTGTATTGAGGACTCTGATTCTGACCTCCAGCACACGTCTCATCCCATATACCTATGTGACGCATACACTTCTCAAAGTCAGCGAATGTACCCTCCCTACAAGTCTTCAACGTCTTTCTAAATATAAATATCTCCAAAGGGTTAAACTTCCTATTCTGCTTATGCCCCTTGTTCAAATAACACTGATACACCAAGAAATGAAAAGTGTCCCATGTCTTACTACTCCTAGAACTACCCTCATGGCAAAATACTACCCTAGACCTTACACCTAACACAGGGTCAACAGAATCCTTGTGCTTCTCATACGTCACGTGCATCCAATTGAATAGATTATTTGGTTTGAAATTCATATTGTACTATTTTTTGGTTAAATCATGGAAATTTAGGGAAAAATGGCATAAAGATACGAAATATATTCTATATATCAAAGATATTCTATGAAAATGTACATTTAATATCAAACTTTATGCGAAAAATAATTCTAAAAGTATAAAAAACTTTTTCAAAATTTTAGAGAATATTTTTTTTGAAACATAGGGCAAAGTGAAATAATATAGGGTTAAATGCTATATAAGTCGGGGTAAGTCGGGGTAAGTCG